AATAATTAGGAAAACACTCAACGGACAGATTGAAAATTTTTCCGTTGATGGTGGAAGATTGATTGATGAAAATGGGTCATGGGCATTTCAAATACCAATGAATCTAGACTATTATGTTACTGATGAATTTGGGAATTTAATACCAAGTGAAGACCCAAGTAAGGGAGTTCCAACAAGAGCTAGAGTTAGATTTAGAATTGGTATGGATGTTAATGGTACTGAAGGTAGATTAAGACAAAGAGCGAAATTTTTAGTTCCGAATAACCCATCTAATCATCAAGAAGCTGATTATAGTTTTGACGAAAATACACCAGATGAAAATTTTAGAGATTTATATTGGAATAAGTTATATACTGTAAGAAGTTTTATACCAAGATTTCAAACTGGAGGAGCACAAAAAAACAGCGGGACAATTAGAAAATTTTTAGGTATAAAGAATGTTGATGATTGTGGTGACCATAGCCCATTTCCATTTAATAGGATGGATACTAATGGTAATCCATTATTTTTTATTATGTGTATTATATTCACAATTTTTACTGAAATAATATCTTTTTTGAATCGTTATATTTTATGGACAATTAACGTAATTTTAGTAAAACTTTATCAATCAATTTTTTTTGTTGCTAAAATAGCTTGTTGGGCTAGACATATGTTTGATGCTACAGCAAGAGAAAACTGTAGAAAAGATACATGTCATGACTTAAATGGTACATGCAGTGGGGCATGTTTAGGTTGTCTTATATCTGCTCCATTGGGTTATATCAAACTTCAATGTCCATCTAATTCTAACACATATTATATGCCTTGGTTTGATTCCACAAATAAGAATTGTGGAAATCTTAATAATGATGCAGGTCAACAGGTATGGTGTCAAAATAATGGAATTTATTCAACTTCAAATCCTGATTATGTTGAATGTCAATTACTGAGAATAGCTGATTCATTAGGAATGTTTAAATTTGATTTTTATAATGACTGGATTAATGGAACATTATATGCCTTTTTATTTAAACATAAAATAAAGAAAAGAGGTGAAGGAAAAAATAAATTTTGTGATTATAATTGCGACAGCTTTCCGAATCCAACTGATAATAATGGAGATGGTAGTGCGGATAATAAATGTAATGTTAGCATGATTTTAGATACATGTTGTGATTCAGAGCAAAATAATTGTTTATTTGAAAATCATGACCTTATAGGGCATAAATATGCTGATAGTTACAATATGTTTCCAGTTATAGAAGGTCTTATAAAATTATATGAAGATGAATATTATTATGCTGCTATTACATATCATGACTACCCATTATTTAAAACTGATATAACATTATTAGGTAGTGTAATGGATTGTGATATTCATGGTATTCCTGTTATTTATCCTAAATTGGTTAATACTTCATATAATATACCACCTGATGAAACAGAATATTTGATTGATGAAAATACTGGTACGCAAACTATTCTAACTAATAATATAGCTGATTTATTATTTGATTTAAAGTGTACAGGTATTTATACAGAACCAAGACATTGCTATAACATTAAAAAAATATGTGAAATTGGGGTGGGGTTAGATGAATTACGTGATACATCAACTCCAGATAATATTATAGGTAATGAAGATATTGAAGATACTTTTTTGCGTAATGCTATAGCCATAATGAACACTGGTTCTATTGATGATATAAATGGTATTGCTAATCAATATGTAAATAACATTTTGACATACGATACAAGATTTGGAACGAATCATGACCCTTCTAATAACAATTATGTTGGTATTGGTTATAGGGATTTTAGAAGATTTGAAGGTGGATTAATGAATCCTAGATTATCAATGGGTAGTTCATATTTTTATTATTTCGGAATTCATCCAGGTAAAACAGGATTAGACCGATTTTATAGAGATTATGTTGCACCTTGCACTCCAGAAATAGAAGCTGAATTAATAATAAATTATACTTCTACTCCAGTTAGTATTGTAGGTGGAAATGATGGCTATATAACTATAACAGTATATAATGGCATAGGTCCGTATGAATTTACAATCACTTATCCTGACGGTACAACATCAATAATAAGTAGTAATAATAATACATATACTTATAATAATTTATCTAGTGGTACATATGCTATTTCGGTAGTGGATGCTTCAGGATTAGAAGGTAGTGTTACAGTATTTGTAAATTCACCTCCCCCATTATTTTATGTGTTAGATGGTGCCCATGTAACTGGATATAATTTAAGCGATGGAAAATTAATAATATACAACATATCAGGTGGTATTTCACCGTATTATGCTAGAATTATAAGTCCTGTTGCGTATGCAACATCCCCAACACAAGTTAATGGAACACAAATTTTTTCTAATTTACCGAGTGGAACATATATAGTAGAAGTTTATGATTCATCAACACCAGTTTTATCATTACAAAAAACTTTTACAATTCAAGAACCAACTTCATTATCTGTTACCGTTACAACAACAGAAGAAGCTGCATGTGCTTATGGTAATGGTACTTTTTATATTTCAGTATCAGGTGGTATTCCACCATATACGTTAAATTCATATGGTCAAACAAATGGTATAAATTATAATACAGCAGTTGTATCTGCACCACCTCAAACATTTACCATTACCGTTACAGATACTAGCGGTCAACAAGTCATAACATATCATACATTAAATCCAGCACCAAATGCAATGATAATTAATGAAGTCGTTCAAAATCCTACATGTGGTAATAATAATGGTAGCATAACAATAACTGTAACAAATGGCGTTTCTCCTTTAACTTATAAATGGGACAAAGATGGTATTTATTTTGCTAATACCCAAAATTTAAGTTTATTAGATGCTGATATTAATGGAACATATTATACCGTAACAGTGACTGATGCTAATGGATGTGAGGAATATAAAGATATTTTATTAACACGAATGGTTTTAGAAATTACTTCAGTGGAAATAGTTTATCATTCTGGTAGTATAGGTGGCGGTTTTTATGGAATAACCATACATGTAAATGGTACTAATATCATAACATATTACTTATTAGATAATAATGGTAATCAATTAACATTATACGGACCAACAAATCATATGTCACATACATTTTCAATTCCAGAAATAGGATATCCATTAGTATATGAAGTAAAAGTAACTGATAATAATGGTTGTTCGGCATCTTATTCAATAACTCATTAATATGAACAGATATAGTCAAAGATTATTCAAAACGGATTCTGTTGATTCACTTAATCAAGACATTAAGATTGCTGTTAATTTGGTTTCTAATTATAGAGAACTACCTGATGATGAGATTACTGAAGTTGTTAATGCTTATGAAGTATTTAACGAAGAGCGAAATAATTCTTACAAATATAGATTAATAGGTACTGTTAGGGTATTAGCTTCTAATCCGTTACTAGATATTTCAGGTAATGACAGTTTAGTGATTTTTGATAATAATGTTTTTAGGAATCAGAATCCACTTGATGAATCGATTATTGATGTTACTGATTCTACAGATTATACTTATGAACAATCATATAAAGTACATTTTAAAGAATTAGATGGATGGTTTGGGTATTATGACCCAAATCTAGCGTCAACAAGTAAATGTAAATTTATTGATTTAAGTCCAAAAAGAGAATCGTTTAATATTATTGATAGTGGTAACACTAATTGGTATTTTTGTGTGACATATCCATATGATATTGACGATACTCATGTTTTGGTTAATGGTGGATTATTAATTGTTGATACAGGTTCAGCCTTAATTGGTGGTTCCCAAAAAATGATTCTAATAACAGCAGTTAAGCATAATTTAGTTGCTGGAGATAAAATTCGCTTATCAAATACAGGGTCTTTTGATGGTTATTATGATGTGATAAGGCTTGGTTATGATAATGGTGATTTAAGAGAATATGCTTTTGTTATTGACTTAGATGCAGGTTCGTTTGTAGTTGGTTCAGGAGTTTACGCTAGAATAACAAAAATTTATTATGGTGAACCATCAGTTTATTATTTTAGAAAATTTAGACGAATAACTGAAGTAAATAATTATGATGCTTATAATATTGCATATAGTCAAAATATTTATGGTGACAAAATTTCTCAAATAGTATTTCATGGTGGTAGTGGAAATACTATTGATATAGAACTTGGAGAATATAGAGATAATTTAGGTAGACCATTAAGTGAAATATATATTACCGCGATTAAAGGAAAATTTTACATGTCGGGTCAAAAATCATTTTCAGATATTAAATCAGGTATTGATATTCCATTTATTGGTGGTGTTTCAAATTATTTGCATGTCCCAGATATAAGAAGAATTCATAATGTTGCAACACATCCAATTCAATCGCATTATCCATTGGAAAGTAATATCACTCATTCTGATTTAATATTTTATGGTGATGTTGTAGAATATAATAAATTTTTATTAAAAGAATATGTTTTAGCTGAAGTTAATCATCGTTTTAATACCACTAATAGAGATATAACAATACAGCCGTCCCTACCTAATTCATCTAATTTTGTGATGGGTCCGAGACCAGAAGGTTATATGTATAAACCACATCATAGAATTGAAATTAGAAGATTTTCTTCTTATATTGAAAGAGGTGATTCAAGTGTAGTTGGAATACCCGATTATGCAACTTTATTAAATAACAATCAATATATATGGAGAGATTTATTGTCTTTAGGATTTAATGACGGTGGTTATGAAACAGCTTTAGATTATCCATTTTTAAATGGTGCACATTATATTCATACTAATATTTTATTAAATGTAAGAAGACAAGACCCATTTAATCAGTATGGATTATATTATGGTAATTTTCCGAGAGACCCATTTGGTGATAGAGTTGATTTGAATAATTTTAATGGAAAAGTTGGAGAAAATGCATGCTAATTTTAAATATAGAGTTAATTCGATAACTGGAAATACTTTACAATTACCAGTCATAATAACCCCAGAATTTGATATGGCTGGACAAACTGATTTAATAATAAATGATTTTGTTAAGGCTGAAAAGAAAAAAGCGATTAATGAAATCGTTGATTATGAAAAAGTACGTTTTGTTCCAGCTAATTTATCAAATAATAAATTAAAAGAAATAGAATTTAAATTGCATTTTTATGATGGGACGAGTCATACTAATATTACTTGGGATAGCATCGGATTTACTCAAGAAGATTTAGTATATAAAAAAAATAGATTTAAGAAATCGTTTTTAAGATTAATTTTTTATGACTCACCAAATTTATTAGCACAAAATGCTTTATTTTATATGACATATTTTCCTCAAATAGACCCAACAGTTCAACCTAATGTTTTAGATTCAATTAGATTTAAAAGACAAAACCCAATTACAAATCTGAATGGATTTGCTGAAGGCTTTTATATTTATTTTTATAAAGATTTAGTACCAAATGGTACAGATTATGAATTATATGCAAGAGCTGAATTTTTAAATGCTGCTGATGGGATTAGAAGACCGCTTATGGTTTATAATGGTGTACCAGCATATGATTCAAGTTTTAAAGACATTATTCAATTTAAATACATTCTAAGAAAACATAATGAAGATTATTTATATATAATAGATAATTCAAACGGTGAAGTTATTTATGGTAATGAAAAGGTGATAATAAATCTTTATGAATCAGTAGTTCAGTAATGGAAATATATAAAAGAAAAATATTATTAGAATCATTAATAGATAGAAATGCTGGAATTACTTATGGTGAATATAGTGCATCTACTTATTCAATAAATTTCTTTTTAACCCAAAGCATAAATGACTTAGGGATTAATACAGATGTTGAATATAATACTAATATTTTATATCCATTAACAATATCTGGATTTCCAAATCTTAATAATCCATTAGTGGATAAATTAATTGAAAGTGGTATTACTTTTCCATTTATGTTTTCAGAAATGCCAGTACCTCCGATACCAGTTGATTCTGATTTTTATGCACAAGGAATCAGAATAACAAGTAGTACTATGAGTAGAATATCTGAGTTGAAAAAATATGACCTTAATTCGCCGTATGAAGTAGGATTTATTTTTAATAGTGGTGATTATATTGATTTTCAAGGAAATTTAGTACATGGTATATCTACTATTTTTGATTTAACTCCAAATTTTACAGGATATTCATTTGATGCAAATAATGATAGTAATTTAGGAACTGATAATCAAGTTACTGGGTTTATTTTTAGAGATACTAATGAACTTGGAAAACATTATGATAGTGATATTAATACAGATATAAACTATCATAGAGCAAAAATATCATATATAGCTCAAGGATGGAATCAAACAAATACTACATTTTGTGCGATTACCAAAGAAGAAAAATTTTTAAATAAAGTTAGTCCACCAGAAATTCAAAGTGAAGTATTTATAGAAAGAGGTGCTAATAGCGTATTAGAATCTCATTTTAGACTTTCTGAAATAGAAAGTTTAGAACATTTAGAAAATTATAACAATGGTGGATATTATAAAATAGAAAAACAAACATTATAGAATATGGCAACTGGAGTATATGGAACTGTAAGACCAGCAGATGTTTTACCTGAAGATATGCAAATTTTTATGCATTACACACCCAATAGAGGTACTCAGGGACCAGTAATTATGACTGAATTAAGCAGAACTTATATTAGTAGGGCTTTGAGTCCAAATGGGATAGATATATTTGGTGGATTATATACCTTAAATTTACCTGTTAATATTTTTGGTAGCAAGGGATTTTATACAATCGTAATAAAACCTACAGAAATTAAAACTAAAATCGTTGATTGTGGTATTTTAACAACCATGCCAGATGTTAGAGGTATTTTATTAAGTGCTGCTGGATTAGGGTCAGTTGCATCCAAATTTGATGATGGTGGTCTTGTTGGGTATAGAATTGAATATTTAGATGATAATGGTAAAAAAATACCAAATTTATTTAGAATAATTACATCTAATAATAGAGCTGAAGCTGTTAATCAAAATGTATCAGATACCAATCAAAAGTCGATACGTTACCGATATAATCCAGCTTCCGAGTTAACATATTGTACAGTTTCACCTAATTCAGCACCTAGTACAAAACCAAATGCATTACCATATATAGGTCGTCCAAATCAAGATATCATATTAACCAATACATTTTTCAATCCTATTATGATTGAAATAGAAATAGTTGAACATGATGTTGAAACGTTAGCTTGGGGTATATTTGGTAATCAAACAAAATCTGTTGAAGATGGTATTTATACTGTTTATAACTTTAACAATCAGATATATAAACAGTATGATTTATATGAAATCAAAGACAAATTTAGAGGTAAACCGTTATTTGAGGTTAGAGAGGCTAGAAATTCTATTGATTTCACAAAACAATTTAATGATATTACAAATGTATAATAAATTATGGCTAGTGATAGAGTAAAAGTAATTGGATATGCTCAAAGGGTATTTTTTGACCAAGGTATAGAATACCGAAATTACAGTGATGAATTAGTTGGTCAGCAACAGACAACTGGTGATGGCGAAGGATTGCCATATTCATTAGCCAATATTTTTGATACTGAATTTTCTAATGAAAGGCGTATTACTAGAAATTATATTACTAATGGTTTTAGTCAATTTATTACATTAGCTGATATAGATTTAAATGAAATTAAACTATCTGAATTGATTGGTTCTGATACTAAATTATATTTAAATTTAGATGAAACTAAACTTAGTAATTATTCTTACTTTGGTTCTTTTAAAGAATTTCTTAGAGTTTCATTAGAGAATATAATTTTAACTTGGCCTGCTTCAATATTTGTTAATACGGTAAGTAATTTTGGATATCTTGGAAATCAAATAACGGTTGAGGATTATTCATATGACCAAATTAATAATATTGGTAAATTTAAGGTAAATGTTAATTCTTTCACCAACCCTTATGCTATTGATTATCTTAAAATAGGTACGCAATTTAGTGGATTAACTAATTTTAGAAGCCTAACTATTGCTTATGCTAATACTGGTATAACTTACGGTGATTATAACATTTCTGCTGAAACAGGTGAATTTAATATTATTGCGTTTACTGGAGCAACAAATTTAAGGAATGATTATGTTTATTTTAAAGTAGCTGGTAATCCATTTTCAGGGTTAACTGGAATGACTGGAACTTCTGGTAGTGTTGCATATCATATTAAACCAAATAAAGAGAAAATTGAAAGGTTTTTTAATAGTTTAGGTGATTTTGAATCTAATTTATTAAATAGATATACAGTTCCTAAGTATAAAGCAAAATTTAAGCTAAAGAAAATGCACGATTCTGGTGCTGGTTTTATATATGTTACCGAAACGTTTATATGGCCAACATCAGATGGTTATAATTTGGATTATGAAAGTGCTTATTATACTGATTATGTTTCTAGGCTAATTGAGTTAGCTGATGAAATGGATGAAACACAAACAGATATTCTTACTAGATTTTTGGTTTCTGAATCAATTACATCTTTTGATTCTATTCCGACTTGCGATGGGTCTGATATTCATAATGAAGGTCAAAAGATAACCAAAACACTTAGAATATATGGTAGAGAATTTGATGAAATAAAAAAATATATAGATGGGATTGAATTTGCACATACAATAAGCTATGATAAAAAAGACAATGCACCTGATGCTTTAATAAAAAACATTGCCAGACTTTTAGGGTGGGATTTAACAAATACAATCATGAATAGTGATTTGTTAACATCCTATATGAGTAGTAGTAATACTTTATATTCTGGACATAGTGTTGGAATGTCAGCTTTTGAAGCTGAATTGGAATTTTGGAGAAGATTGATTTTAAATTCTCCTTGGATATGGAAATCAAAAGGTACAAGAAAGGCTGTTGAATTTTTAATTAAATTTATTGGAACTCCACAGGGCTTAATTGATTTTAACGAATATGTGTATGTAGCACAAAACCAAATCGATATGGATTCATTTTATAGAATCCTAATTCAAAACACAGGAGAAAATGATATAAATTATCTTCCAATATCAAATGATGGATATCCGTCACCATTACCAGATAATAAAGATTTGTATTTTCAAAAAGCTGGGTTATGGTATAGGGAAACGGCTGGAAGTGGTGCTACGTTAGATAAATTAATAGGTAATAATCCTCATATTGGTCCATATGATGGTGGTTCTGAATATATGAACCAGTTTAATTGTTTAATTCCTAATTTTACTGGTGCAACATTAATTCAAGAAACTGTAATAACTGCTACGACAAATTTATTCACTAATTATAATAGTGGTACATTTAATGATATTTTCAGCTATGACGCGATGGCGACATGTTCAATAGGTTCGATAAACTTTTATACTATTTATCAAATGACTAGAGATGAATGTATAGATGCTTTAGATATTAAAGAAGTGTTTGCTGGTACTCTTAACGATTGTGCTATATTAGGTGATTGGAGTGTAAATTTATACATAGATGGAAATCTGGTATATGAAGGTCCGACATTCTATAAAAGTAGTGGTTATTCTGGGGATTATCCACCACTTAACAAAGTGATATTAGCTTTAACTACAGCAGCTCAAAATTTAGGTTTAGAAGTAATATTTGAAGGTAAATATATTCATTTTGTTCAAAAGTCTGGGTTTGGATTATGCGAAGCCCCTAATTTATTGGGTTCAACAATAGGTATTGATTTTTGTTTAGATTTCACATTTAATTGTACTTTAAAATTTCCGCCAGATACATTTACAGGTAGATGTAAATCTTGCTATACAATTTGTGATACACAATTTGAAGAAGTTGGAACTAATGCTGAAATTTATATTGATGTCTTTAATTCACATAATATGCCAGCTAGTGATTGTTATGATGTTACAACAGAAGGAATTATTGACCCATTCCCAGCACCAAAAATAACAGATTGTGGTTGTGATGAATCTGGATGTGACAATGCTTTACGTATTTGTATTAAAGAAAAAGGACCAGCTCCAAATACAATAGATGATTGTGGAATTAACGGTTTTTCAATGGATGAAGATGGATTAGTTGTATTTAATATAAATGGTCAAACAACGCATTCAATTAGTCCTAAATGTTGTTCAGCATTAGGATTTATACCGATTTATAATTCTAAAGATAAAAATTGGGAATGTAGATGGACAATAGAAATAATACCTCCAAAGCCACCAATACTTAACTGTAATTTAGAAATTTATTCTGTGAATAGTGATACTGGATTAGTTACCTTCTTACAAGATGGAAAACAAATAACAGTTACAGCTAGTGAATGCTGTAAACAGTTTGGTTTTACCGCTGTTAGTGTTGGTGATGGATATAATTGCTTTAAGAGATTAACTTCATGATAAATTGTAAAGACATATACGGAAATACTGTAACTCAGTTTATATTTAATGAGGATGGTACTGTTATCGGAATTCCACTTATTTCAAGTGATTCTATTGATATAGGTGAAGCACAATATGGTGTAAGGAGTTATCCTGCTGCTATTGGAAATCCTTTATCTGCCGAGTGTTGTCGAGCATTTAATTTTACTTTTGATTATAACGAACAAAAATGTTATTATAGGGTACCTTGTACTGGTATTAACGACCCACAAAACAATGAAATTTCGCAAGGAATTGAAGAGGCGAGTACAAGAAAATTGGAAATAGAATCTGAATTAAGTAAAGGAAATATTAATTCTATATCTTATTTATCATTAAATAATGAAATGTTATCTTTAAATAACACGATTAAATCATTAGAAAATCAATTAAAACCAACAGACATTCATCTTATTTTTGGTGCACAAGGTAGAAATCCAGTATTGTTTAGTGTACCAGGTGCACAAGGTGATTTAACTTTAAATGAATTGTTAGAATGTAATAAGGAGTTAACCCATTTATTAAATCAAATAGCTGAAGTTAATGATTTGATTGAACAACATAAACAGGCTATTGCTCATATATTACAAATAATCAATGATGTTAATAATCCTACCGAAGAAGAAGCTGAAATAGTCACAAATGAGCCAGAAACAAGAGGATATAGTATTTCTAATCTTCAAGACCAACTTAATATTCTTAACACTGAACTTGTATCATTAGAAGAAGAGTTAGCTGAGTTAAATAAGCAATATGATGAACTTAATAAAATATGTAATCCGACACCACCTGCATGTGCTTTAAATGTAGAATTTGATTATTTATTAAATTTTGATTGTGAAGAATTGCTTAACTGTGCATCTGGTGATGCATCATTATCTGAATTACTAAATGAACAGCACGCCACTTGTATGGCTGAAGTAACTTCATTATTTACTCAGATTAAAAGGCTTAGACTTAGTTTATCGGAATTAGCTACACAAATTTCAAGTTATCAATTAAATTTACAAGATTTAGAACAACAACTTGCTGGAAATATAGACCCTATTGATGTTTATTTAATCAACCAACAAATTAATAACATTAATGCCGAGTTGGTAGGTCTTTCAAATCAATATAACCAAATTAATGATGAATTGACTGCATTGCAAGATTCATATAATCAGGAAATGACGTTATGTAATCAAATTCAAACACAAATTAATATCCTTAATACTGTTGGTAATTTGATTAATAATTTACAAGGTATTGTTTTTTATCTTACAATTAATAAAAAAGTTTTAGACCCTATAACATCAACATATATTTGGGAAACAGTATATACTGAAGAATTTTTTAGAATTGATGATTTATTAACTTACATTACAAATAATCAACAAACTGGTATCTATTTTAGTGGCGATAGATGTGATGAATTAATTGAAAATATAGGCATTTTGTTAGGTGATAAATGTAATGTTATAACACCATCAACATTCAATTCTAGTTGGCTACATTTTTCAACTACTATTACTGACCCAAATACAATTTTGGAAATAGTAAACGAAGAAATCACATTTGGTATCATAATATCATATGATAACCCTTCATGTGAATATTGTTTTATGATTGACAATATAGAAATGAATCAGATTTGCGAAAAAACTGAAAAAACTGAATTTGTAGTAACTAAATGCCCAAGTTTTGAATTAAGACGCGTAATTGATAATAAAAAATCTTGGATGACTATTTCTAGTGGTCATACTAGGGAATTTGATTTAACCGATAGGGATACTTATTATAAAACATCACATTACAAATCAGTAGTAAATAGTAAAGAAATTGATTTAACAGTTGACCCTGCATCTGCAATAGAAAATGATGTTTATAACTATACTGAACTATATCCATGTATTTTATCTGGAAATAGTGGTCAAACCAATTACATGGAATTAATGTCAAGTAATTGGGATGAAATTAATAGTATAGATGAATTTAGATGGATTATTACATCCGAATTAATTGATGTTAAAAGTAGAAAAGTTTTATCTGGATATCCAGTATTGAAATCGATATATGAGAGATATTTATCTCCATCGGAGTATGGATGTACAGGAATAACTAGTAATGCTTATACATATTGTGAATTAATATCATTTAGCAAATTATTAGGGGTATTTTGGATTGATTTAATTGAGCAAGTTATACCATCTACTACCATCTGGGGGTCAGTATACACATATAGAAATTCAATTTTTGATAGTCAAAAATTTAGATACAAAAGATATACAACAAACTATTGTGTACCAACAGTAAGTGACTGTGAATATAATAGTGGTAGTACTACTGTAGCTAATGTAATAATTGAAGATTTATCAAAAGAAGTTAATAATTTATACCCAGAATGTTTTATTGCATCAGCTCCATTAAAGAGTTGTGATTATATTGAAACAATTGATTATCATCATGGATGTGAATATTTTGGTAAAGTTGTAATAATTAATGGAATTAATTCAGGTGGGGAATCGCCTGATAATCCTATTAATGTTATAACGGGTGATGGAGTAATTGCTGCAGAAGATATTAATTATTATGATAGGAAATCATAAATTGAAAAATATTTATTATTATGCCACGATTAATAAAAAAAATTAATGCTGAAGTAATAACAGAAAATATTTCTGTTATTGATGGATTTAATAGAATTAATACACAGGTTGGTTTAGAAGACTATGCTGCGGTGTATAATTTTACTGGATATTTGCAAAACTTTAGCAAAGTTGATTCATTAACTAACTTTAATGATATTGTTTATTATGGATTGGCTGTAAATAGAAATAAAGATTTTATAGAAATTGATATATCATACTAATGAGTTATAGTGAAAGAATATATATTCAAAACGCTAACTGTTGTGTTAGAAATCAGGATTTGTTAAATATCAGAACATCTGGTGATTTTTGCGAATTTAATCCACCATTCTATGATATTTCTGGTGCAACAAAAATACAACCATTAAGTGCTACATCTGAAGGGGTTTATATGTTAACAGATGAAAATAGCATTGATTTGAAAATTATTTTTTCTGGTGGTCCATCTTATAGTGGTGAAACAGTAAAAGCTTTTGTTGATTTTTATAAATACGATTTAAAAAATAATATTTTTTCTAGGTCATCAATTTATCAGGTAGAAGAAATTCCTCTTAGTGCTATTAGTACTACTAGTGCATATACTATTACACTTCCAACAAATATTATTACACCAGACAATGAATATTTGATTAAGACATATTTTGAATTTGATGCTTGTACTGAATTTCTTAATATTTTAGATGTTAGATATAATAATCAAAATTTAAGTGGAAATCAATATGGTATTTATGATAGTAATTTTGATTATTATATTAGTGTTAGTAATGTAGCTGATACTCCAATTTTTTCAGTATCATCAGCAATGACTAATTCAATACAAGGAAATTTAGTAGCATATTCTATATTTCCAACAAATGATGGGCAAACTAACTTTGTATTACAGAATTATGCTGGACATGTAATGGTTAATCTTAATGGTATTACTTTAGCTCCAACATATGAATATATTATTAGTGGTAATATTTTAACGATATCAGCTGGAACTAAAACTACTGACGTTATAACTTTAGTTCATGTTCTTGGAAGCACATCAACACAAGGATTAAATCATGACTTTATTAAAGTTTCTACAATTATAAGTGGTTCGACTGGTGGACAAGGTACTAACAATGTTTATTATAATACTGATTATAACAAATACGAAATTTATACTTCAGTAAATATAGCACCGAATAATGATGTAATAGTAATATTAAACGGTGTAACTTTGGCGAATAATATTGATTATTATAAATCAATATCAAATGATAAAAGAATTATTTTAAATGGTATAATACTACCTAATGATATTATTAATATTTACTATTTTTCAAATGTTACATATGTAGGTTCAATTTATACAAATACTCCAACAGTTTCTTGGAGAATAGACCATGCACCAACATTAGTAAATGGAAAATTTACTTTAGAAGTATCAACTGCGTCAACATTTACTACTTTAACTTATTCGTCTGCTACTCAATATATTGTTGGTAATACAAATTATACTGATAATATGATTATTTCTGGAACAGTAGGTACAATGTATTATTATAGGGTGAAAAATGAAAAATTTTATCAACCCATCACTGGTAATACACTTAATTCGATTGCATATAGTGAAATAATTCCAGTTATGGTTCAAACAAATAGTATAAATTCATATTAATAAATCTTTACATTGATGTATTTATAAGTAGAATGATATAAAAATAAAATAAATAGAATATGAGTTATATAATTAATTGCAGTGACCCGTTTATAAGTACTAAGTTAACTGAAAAAGGTCGTGAAAAATTGGCAAAAGGTCAACTTAATTTTTCTTATTGGGCAGTAGGTGATTCTGAAATAAATTATCAAAGAGAAGAATTACTTGAAAATAATTTAAATGTTCCAGCATATACTGGTACTACTACGGCGATTTTAAGACCAAAAGATAAACAGCCTAATTTTAAATCATTTGTAACTAAAACTAATTTAAATACAGGTGATTCTCCCCTATATCAAATGACTGCTGCAAATATTAGAACTATTAAGTTGACAGTTAATAATGAAGCAGAAGAACGCGGATTTTTCTCAGGTTCAAATACTACAGGTTGGACAACTCTTACTGGGTCAAGTTATTTAACTTACACGGGATTTATTCCAGCTTCAAATTTAACAGGTGGAACAAGTGTTATAATTGGTACTGGTGCAACTTATAATGTCGGTGACCTTATTATGTTCATGATAAGTAATTCTACATTAGGTGCTTTAACTCCTAATGATAATACAGAACCAGTTCCATCACTATGGTTTAAAATTCAAGATAGTGCATCAACGGATACTATTATAGTTGACCGAAACCTTCCAAATCTTATAGGTGATGCAACCAATATACAATTTTTTATATATCCTTATGGTGAGGTATATAATACTTTTGGAAGTGGAACTACTACAGCATATTGGGATATAAATACACTACAATTTGATGCAGCTTGTGATATTTCTGTTAATGATGTAAATGTATGGAATATGAATATTCCATTTAGTGAAACGATTCAAGGTGTTACTGGAATAACATATGAAGATTATACAAAATATGGTTCATATCATTATATTGGTCAAAAAGACCCATATTTTGGATATAATATGTTTGAATCAAATTCTAGCAGTGAAACTTCATCATTCTGTACTGGTGAAAGTTTTAGAGATTCATTATCCAAATCTATTGCAATTATTCACTACACGAATAAGACAATCTCTAATTTTTATGGTGAATTCTTTTATATTGATACCGATAATAATAAATTAACCAAAATTCATATTCCAACATTAATGTATCACAGGAGATATTTCAGTGGCGGTACTGGAACGGGTGATATTATGGGTATGTCATTTGTATCGAGCGGTACCTCTAAAACAATTCCAAATACTGAAATTGAATATTATGAATTAATAGAAGACCCATCATTAATTTTCTCTGGTGATACTCCACAAGTAGTTGGTAAAGTATTTCCGCAATTAAAAGTTGTTGTTATTGATGATGATGAAATTGTTGCTGCATTATCTTATAAATCAAATAGAAACTGGACATTACCACAATTAGCATTATCACTTCAATCACCTTCTGTTGGGACAAATGGTGTTTTAGCACAAAACAAAACTCTTTATGCAACATATATGTTACAGACAACTTCTGGTTTAACAACTGCAGCACCTTGTCAATATTATGCTAAGATTAAAAACTCAACTGCTAGTCAAAGAGATGTTCAATTTAGAATTTATGAAGTTGATAAGTTACCTTATATGAGAAAAATTGAAAGTGCTGGATATGATGGTAGAGGATTTTACGCTCATGAGTTTAAACTAGTATATCAAATTGTGGATAATGATGATGATAGACCGACTCCAGATGGATGGAAGGTTTTGGATTTCACAAATTCTGGAATGACAAGTGGTGGAACAATAGACCCACATGTATTAGAAAATCAATCGCCTGCTGTTAATGGATTTACATTAACATATTCTAATTCAACAGGAGCTACAACGTTTAATTTAGGACCAATATTATCATTACCATTAAACACTCAACCTGAAATATTACAATTTGGTGATGAAAGATTTTTCTATGGAAATTTAGAAAGCTACATTGGTGCGACTATATTTAAAACATTATTTGAAATAAGATTGAATTCAGCCGAATTCAAATATACTAATAATCCGACAAAATTATTAGATGATGGAAATCCAACAAATATTCGTATTAGTGAAGTAGGTATTTATGATTCTGATAATGATTTAGTTTGTGTTGGTAAATTAAGTAAACCAGTTGAACTTGTACCAGGTTCAACTATAATGTTTGAACTTGCTATTGATTTTTAATAATGTGTAACTTTAAAACATATAGTAAATATTTTGATAGAAATAATGGTAATATTATTTTACCGTTATTATCAGCAACTAATGAAGCTGAAATTATAATTTTTAATCATTACCTAAATTTATTATGTAATCATAATAATATAGCGATTAAAAAAAACAAATTAGTAATTAATTTTTAATATGGCATTTATAGAAACTGGAACTACACTAACATTGGTTGCTAATTTAACTACAATTGGCAGACAGAAACTTTTGATGAATTCAAGTAACCTTATTACTCATTTTGCTTTAGGTGATTCAGACGCAAATTATAATGCAGAATATCCTTTGAGTGCTGGTACTATTCCAGTATTGGCGGGTCATTTATCTAATGTCACAGGAGCGACTAATAGTTTGGATAATAATTTTCAGTTGAGAAGCAGACTTATTAGAGGAATAAATACTAAAGATGGTATTGTTCCTACCTCACAAAACACTAAAAAACCTGTTGAAAAATCTTCGGGTAATGTTACAGTAACTAGAAAATGGTTGGGATATAAAACTATTAGTGGTTCATCTTTATATACCGCTATTATTAACAGAAATGAAACTGATGGTGATAATTCCAGATTAACAAATTTATTTAAAACATTTGGTTTACCAATAACTATGGCTGATAAAACTTATTTTACCACTGTACCGTATCCGAATGGATTTAGTGATACAGCACTTAGCGGACTAAATCAGGATAAAGTTTTGGTAATTGGGATACCAGCAGATGAATATGGTGAATTAATTGATGGGAAATCTATTAAATTAGAATTTTCTGTTTCTGGTGGTACCACAACTGCTTATACTATTTATTCAACTTATCAAAGCACATTAACAAATTTACAAACTCAGGATAATAATATTTATGAAACATCATCTGAATTAAAATTTAGGAGTAATTTAACTAATCCACAATTGGTTGGTTTTAATAAATTTGGTAATAATGTTGCATTTTTATTTTCCGATGAGATTGCAAAACCTAATCATGATACTAGTAAGAGTTGGAGCACAGGTTATGGAACATTTAAACCTTTTTATCTTAACGGTAAGGAGCAATTTAATTTGGTTACTAATTCTAATTTAAGTAAAACCGCTGATACTGCTGTTGGTATTGCATATCTTGATAAAGGATTTATAGTGATTACTCATCCGAATATTGTTAATTATTTTGACCAGTCATTATTTACTGCTGCAACTTTAACATTTGATTCTGTAACAACAGAAGTATCACAAAAAATAACATGTATTGTTGAACGAGGTGAATTTGGTTATTCAACTAATCCGACATTTAGTGCTGAGAATCATGATATACCAAGAATAAGTGAAGTTGCATTATTAGATGCTTCAGGTCTTATTATTGCAGTTGCTAAATTTGATAGGCAAATTGAATTGTCAAATGATATGTTTTTAGCTTTAGGTATTCAAATTGTTGTATAATATTTATACTTTAAATTTATTTATTATATTAGTATAAAATAAATTGAATTAAATTGTTTTAAAATGTACGAAGAAGAAGGAAAATATATCCTAGGTTTGGATGTTTCTACCAAAACTATTGGTATTTCATTATTTGAGGATTTAGGTGATAAAGGTAAATTAAAGCTTTTACATCATGTTACCCCAAAAGTAAAACCATTACCAGAGAATAAAATAGAAATGTTATTTAAAAAGGTTGATATTTTTGAACAAGAATTTTTAAATAAATATTCCGATATTGGTATTGAAAGGGTTATCATTGAAGAACCTTTATTACAGTCAAATAATGCAGAAACCGTGGCTACTCTTCTTAGGTTTAATGGTATGATTAGCAAATCATGTTATGATGTTTTGGGTGTAGTTCCTGTATTCATCTCATCATATGATGCTAGAGCAAATGGTTTTCCAGAATTAATGTCAGTTAGAAAATTTAATAAAAAAGGTGAACCGTATACTGAAAAGGAATTGATTGGTAAAAAACCAGTTTTATTTGGGGGTTATGATTTTGATGTTGATAAAAAACAAATTATTTGGGAAAAGGTATGTGAATTGGAACCGCAAATTGTTTGGCTTTATGACAAAAACAATAAATTGAAAAAAGAAAATTACGATATGAGTGATAGTTATTGTGCGGTAATAGGTTACATGAAAATGCATAAAATTTGGAAATAGATAAGAATAAACTATCTATTATTTTGCTTTTATTGAAAATTTCCAGTATTTTTGTAATAAAAATATTAATTTGTATTTTTATAATTAAATCAATGCTAAAATATTATTATTTTTAATATTTCAGATATGTCAGAATTAATTGTAAGCATACTGGAAGATTTCTTAGATAAACCAAGAAAACATAACCCAGAAAAGGGGCAAATAGCTTTTGATTGTCCCGCGTGCTCAGCTGAAAAAGGAATGCCTCAAGGTGATGGTAAAGGAAACCTTGAGGTAAATTATTTTAAAGGGGTGTTTAAATGTTGGGCTTGCTGGCAATATAATGATATGTCAGGGTCTATACCAAAGTTAATCAAAAAATATGGTAATAAGAAGCATTTACATGATTATTATTTACTTAAGCCAGAACAAAAAGATATAGTTGAAAATAAGGAACCAAATATTGTTAAACTCCCTGAAGGATTTACCCCATTATTAATTAGTCGAAAGTTTGATAGTGACTATCAAGAAGCTATGGCTTATTTGAAAAGTCGCAATATCGGAATGGATATTATAGCTAAATTTAATATTGGATATACTTCAGTTGGAAAATATGCTGGACGTATTATAATACCATCATACGATATTAATGGTGAATTAAATTATTTTACTGGTAGAGCATTTAAAAAGCATATATGGCCGAGATATAAGAATCCTGATACAGATAAAAGTTTAATCATATTTAATGAAGAGAAAATAAATTGGGACGCAACAATTTATCTAGTTGAGGGTCCATTCGACCATATAGTAGTACCAAATTCAATACCTTTATTAGGTAAGTATATTTCAAATAAAATATTCATGGCATTACTTAATAATGCTTCAAGTGATGTTATTATAGTTTTAGATGATGATGCAAAACGAGATATTCAATATTTAAATAAATTATTAAACATTAATCAGTTGTATGGTAGAGTTAAGGTTGTTTATCTTCCTGCTGGATATGATATTGCAAAAATACATGAAAAATTAGGGTCTCGTGGAGTTTTGAAGGCATTAAGAAAAGCTGAACGTATTAAAGAATCAAGTGATTATACTAAAGTTAAATTGAAAGGTTCATAAATATAGGTTTTTAGTTTAATTATAAAGTTTTTTTCTAATATATTTAAACCTTTATTATTTTTTTATATATTATTTGATTTATCTAAAAAAAAGTAGTATTTTTGTAAAAATGTATTTTTATGTTAAAAATATTAAAAGATGTATATCATTTTAGAAATATCAAATGGAGATTTGAATGTAATAACAATTGGCTTATTAGAGAATATGATAATGTGAATAAGGAATATTTTTTTGATATTACTTATATATCTGAATCATTGTTTAATGCAATTAAAAATTTTGAAGTTGTATCATATAAGGAAAAAACAATTAAAAAACTTAACTTTCTCCAAAAATTATGTTTGGTTATTGCTTTGAGGAGAGTTTTAAATGATATTAAGATTTTAGCAATTACGCCCAATGTCGTCAAATTAACAAAAGAAGAAAAAAAATCAAATTTAAGTTTAAATATACCTAGAGCCGATGAAACCTATATTAGTGGGACAACTATTTATAACCCATATATTGAAATAGAAGGTCATAATGTTATGACTCAAGATGATTTTCAAGATAATGAAGGTTGTTATACAATTTATAAATATAATGAATTAACATTTAAAATAAAAGAAAGAGCTAAAAGAATTTTTCAAGAATCAATTTCATTTGATGAAATTTTAAGAAAAATCAATATGAAATAGAAAATGATAAAAAAATAAAAACAATATTAAAGAATAATATAAAAAAATTATAATTAAATGGCGAAAAAATATGAAGGATTGGTTTACTTAGAACCAATCGAGCATGTTTATATTCATAAAGTTACAAATAAGGTTTATAAATCAGTCACAACTATTTTAGGTTTAATTGAACCTGAGTTTAAAACGGAAGAGATTGCTGAGGCAATTGAGCATCAAAAAACTGAAAAAAAACGAGAACAATATATTGGTATGAGTAAAGACCAAATTATGAATTTGTGGCAACAAATTAATGATGAAGCTAATGAATATGGGACGCACATACATGAATTGGTTGAAACATATCTTTTGAAAAACAAATGGTATTTTCCTGAATCTGATTTAGATAAAAAGGTTTTAAATGAATTTAATAAAATGAATTTTGAACTGGGTAGAGAATGTTATCCAGAGCGGGTTGTATTTTCTGAGGAATATGAAATCGCTGGTACTATAGACTTATTAGTTGACGTTGATGATAAATATTTTGATATTGGTGACTGGAAAACTAATAAAGAATTTAATTATTATTCAAAATATAAACAATGCCTTAAAGCACCGTTCGAGCATTTACAAGATTGTGAATATGTTATATACACTTTACAAGTTAGTGTGTATGCATTATTATATGAAATGGAAAGTGGAAAAAAATGTCGACATATTTGGATAGGTTATTGGGATAAAAAACAAGAAAAATGGTTTAAAATCCCAGTAATGTATATGAAACATGAAGCATTAAAACTTTTAAAGCATTATAAACTGGTATTATTAAAAGGATAGTATGATAAAAAAGATAATACATTTAAGTGATGTTCACATAAGAAATTATAAAATGCATGAACAACATAAAGAGGTTTTTAATCTTTTTATAAAGCAAATTAAAAAACTTAGAAAAGAATATTCTTATAATGAACTTAGAATTGTTATAGCGGGTGATTTATTTCACCAGAAAATTACAGTTTCTAATGAGCAATTTATATTGGGTTATACATTTCTCAAAGCATGTGCTAAATATTGTCCAGTAATTGTTATAGCGGGCAATCATGATTTGCTTGAAAATAATAAAGAAAGATTAGACAGCATTTCACCAATTATTGAAGTTTTGAATGATGAAAATATTAAATATTTCAAAAATACTGGTTGTTATGAAGATAATAATGTTGTTTGGTGTGTTTATTCAGTATTTGAATCAAATATACCTCCAGATATTGTTAAAGCTAGAAATGAATTTGGTGATAAACTTTACGTTGGATTATTTCATGCACCAGTTATAGGTGCCAAGACTGATACAAATTATAATATTGAGCATGGTGTTAATTTAACATATTTTGATGGATGTGATATTGTTTTATTAGGAGATATTCATAAAAGACAAAAATTTGAATTAAATGGTTGTATCATGGCATTTAGTGGCAGCTTAATACAGCAAAACTATGGGGAAACCGTGTCGGGTCATGGCTATTTAATATGGGATGTTGCGGCTAAAACATATGAAGAGATAAGTTTAGAATCCTCATATGGGTTTTATAAATTTGAGATAAATTCATTAGATGATTTAGATAATGGGACTGAAAAATTGGTTAATAAATAAAATGCGAAATAATTCTAATTTGACTCAATATGCTTGGTATAGAAAATCAATTGGTGGGGATTATTTTTATGTTTTTGATTATAAATTATATTATTATACTGGATATGGAGCTTATTGGATGTTTAAGTAGCTTTCAGTTAAATATTATTTCTAATGATTAAAGAAACGCTTTTAAAGGAGATTCAAGAATATTGTAAGATAAATAATATTCAAGATGTTGAAGGATTGATTAATAAAATGCTTCAACAAGGATTTACTATTGAAAAATTCGGGAGTAAGCCACAATTTTCTGAAAAAAAAGATAAAAATGAAGTAGATACTAATAAATACAATGTTAAGATTAAGACAGAAGAAGAAAAAACAATAGAAGAAACTGTTATAATAAAAAAAGAAAATAAGGAAAATAAAGAAAATAAAGAAAATATTCAAAAAGACATTTATGGAGAATAATTTAAAAATACCTATTAATGCAAAAGTAAGGGTTTATTGGGATGATTTACCTGAAAATTATAACCGACAGGCCAAAATTCAGATAATTAATTATTTTTCAAAGAAATATAATCTTCCTAGAAAATCAATTAATGTTATTTTCCGACCAGTTAAAATAGACAAGGATGGTAATAGAATTTCTATAACAGGTGCCAACCTTGAAAACGTAATGGATATTAACTATCAACGTCAATTATTTAAAGAATGGCTTATTAGAGAAAAAAAAGATGTTAGCTTTGATGATATTATAAAGTTAGATGATAAAGTAAACATGGAAGTTAAACATGATATAACTGAATTAAGACAGCGTAAATATCGTCTAAAATGGGTTAAACTAAATAATTTTCTTTGTTTCGGAGAGGTTCAACCAATTCACATTGATAGATTAAAAGGTATTGTTTGTGTTTCATCTGAACCTAGAAATCAAGGTGGTAAATGTTTAGTGGGTAATTCTAAAGTAATGATAAAGTTTAATGAAGAAGAAATAATAAAAAAGTTAGGTTTTTTACCTGATGAATTGAAATAGAATTTACCTTATTATAAATGTTTAATGTTTTAAATAAAATTTAAGATGGAAAAGGAAATTGAAATTGGTAAATTATATGAAATTTACAAAAAATACGGTGATTTAGGATTTGAAATAGATACACCGTATGGTTACAAAAAAATTGAATGGTGTGGTATTACAGAAGAAAATGCTGATGTTTATAGATGTGAATTAGAAAATGGTTTATATATCGAAGGTGCTGATTATCATAGGATAAAAAAGGAAGATAATGAATTTATTCCTTTAAAATTGATAAAAGGTAATGAGATTATTCAAACTAGACATGGTAATTTCAGAATAAAATATTTTGGTAGATTAAATGAGAAGGCTACACTTTATGATGTTCAAGTAAGTGATGTTCATCAATATTATAGTAATGATATTGTTTCGCATAATACTAGTTTTAGTATTGACGCACCATTATTTTTATTTTTTGGTAAAACAACTAAAACTGATAAAAATGAAGAAATCTTTAATCAATATAGTGAATCAGACACATTACTAGTTAGGGGTATGATTGAAATTGATGATGAAGAATTAATCATTGAACGTAAAATGAGTAGAAAGCTAAAGAAGGACGGTACTTGGCAAATCAATAATATTCTTAATTATTATAGAATTTTACCAGATGGTGAAGAAGTTCCTATGAACGAGGATGATTCGGTTATGACAACTAGTTTGATTCAGAAAACTATTGGAACTGAAGAAGATTTCATGATGACCATTTTGGCCACTGCTAAAAATTTAGAAGATTTGATTGATTCAAGTCCAACTGAAAAAGGTAAGTTAATTACTAGGTTTGTCGGTCTTGAAGTAATTGAAGAGAAGGAAGAAATAGCAAGGAAATTGTATAATAATTTCGCTAAATCGATGAAATCAAACATTTATAATATTGTTGATTTGAATGATGAAATCGTTGAGCATGAAACAGAAAATGTTCAATTAACCGAGCTTCAAATTCAGAATGAAGAAAAACTTAAAGAAAAAAAAGCTGAAATTGAAGATTATGAACAAGAAAAAGAAGTACTACTTAAAAAGAAGCAACCTATTGATGAAGAAATATTGAAATTAAGCCCAAGTAGAATTAAAGAAAGTATTAGTAAAATAACTAAAGATGGTATTGTCCAATCCAAGGAACTTGAAAAGATTAAGAAAGAAATTACGGATATTGGTGAAATTAATTTTGATGAAGATAAATATCATAAATTAACTAAGAAAAGAAGAGAATTAGAAAAAGAAATTGATAAATATGATAATGAGAAAGAATCATTAGAACAACATATTAAAGCTCTTGAAAATGGAGAAATATGTCCAACCTGTAAGCGTAAATTAGATAATGTTGATAATAGCAATGAAATTAGACAATCAAGAATTTTATTAGCTGGTATTGAAGAAAAAAAGAAAAATGCTAATGAAGATTTAACTAAGACAAACACTGAAATTAATAGCATGGAAGATGACCAACAAAAAAGTTATAATAAGGCTAAATTAGAGCTTCAAAGAGATAAGATAGAGATTGACTTAGCTAGCATGAGAAATGAGCTTAAATCGCTTAAAAACGACCAAAAACGATATGAATTAAACTTAACTGCAATTGAATTTAATAAGAAGATAGAAAGTGATATTCTTGGAGTTAATGCAAAAATACAAATGGCTAATATTGATAAAGAAAAATTACTTGAAAACATTCAGAAGATTAAATCTGATATTGCTCAGAATATTAAAGACATAGAAACAAAAAGAGAAATCATTAATAAAATTAACAAAGAA